GGCCGGCTGCGGCAGCACCGCCCCCGGCCATCGCAGGCCGTGCCGTGCGCCACATGCGCGAAAGGTTGCCCACGCTGTTGATGCCGCTTTGCACGCGGCGCACCATCATGCCCATGCGGGAATCCAGCAGGCCGAAGGTGTCGAGCATGTCAATGATGCCGTTGGAAACCTGCCCGGCGCTGGTGCGGGCCCCGTCGGCCATCCGCTGAAAGCCCTTGCCCCGGCCCAGCTTTTCCACGGCGTTGTCGGCACCCTTGGCGGCCACCTCAATTTTGCCGCCTGCGGCCTTCACCACCTCGCCGGTTTTCTTGCCGTCGCCTTCGACCTTTTTCAGGTCTTTGCCCACGCTTTGGGCCATGTCCCGCACCGCCTTTTTGGCTTCATCAGCCCCGGCTTTCGCTGGCTTCGGATCGAATTGGATGCCAATGGTGCGGATGTCGGCCATGCTGGTGGTGGTTTACGGTTTCGCCTTGCGGCTTGCCTTCGCAGCGGATTCGTGAAGGTGCGCAAGAAATACGCGGTCAAGCTGGCGAATGACAGCCAAAAACCAATCGGGGCGAAAACGGAAAGCCGAGGCCATCGCCAGCACGTCGGTGGTGGTCACCCCGCTGGCACTGCCGAAGCCCACGGGGCGGCTTTCAGCAAGCAGCCAAAAGCATTCCATCACCTCTTGCAGGTCTTCCCGCAACGGCTCGGGCTTGTCCTCGAGGGGCTTCGGCAGCACCCCCGTGGACTCGAAAACCGTCCAGAGGTATTCCTCGGAATCCTCCCATTTAAGCGCCCACGTCAGGCACGCTTTTCAAGGCGGCCACGTCGTCGGCGTCGCCCTCGGCTTGGAAGTTGGCAAGGTTCAGTGCTTGCTCGGCCACCCAGTCGCCGAAAGCCGGAATGTCCAAGGCGGCGCGGCGGGCCTCGGGGGTCGATTCAAGGGGCTTGCCGTTTTCGGTCACGCCTTCCCAGTCAAGCAGCACGTGCTTGGCCATCACGTCGGTGGCGGCCTTTTCCGCAAGCGCGGGCTGGCTCTTCAAAAGGTGCTGCGGGATCTTGCCCACGCGGGCACGCAAGGCCTTTTTGTAGGCCGGGGAGTGGGCGCTTGCGATCAGAAAGCGGGCGTCGCCGTATTCGATCCAAGTGCCGTCTTGCTTGGTGGGGTCTGCTTTGAAAGTGGAAAGATCCATGGTCGTTTTGGGGTGTGTTTTGGGGTTGCGTGTCGTGTTTACAAAGGCACCCCGAGGCGTCAACCCCGGGGTGCGCAAATTTTCGCACTCGGGCGTGGTTTACGCGGCCGGGTGTAGGTCAATGATCAGGGTGGCTTGTGTCACGGGGTCAAGGATGGCCGTGAAATCGGCGTTCACCATGACGTCGGTGTTGCGGCCTTCCACCTTCGGGTCGGAAGTCGAAAGCTTCAGCCGGGGAAGGGTGAAGACCAGCGTGTTGCCGAGGGCGTCGGTCACCCGCCACGAAAGCGCCACGTCGGCGTGATCCAAGTATTTCTGATAAAGCGCGTTGTTCAGGAAGTAGCCGGAAAGGCTGCCCGTCACTTCGAAGGTGCCCACGCCAATGTCGAAATTGCCTTTCGTGCCCATGCAGTCTTTCCCCCGCAGGCCGTTGGCAATGGTCAGGCTCAGGCTCTTCAGGCATTCGGCGCTGGCCGTGTTGTCGAAAAGAAAATTGCCGATGTTCGCCGTGGCGTTCATCACCGGGGTGGTGTCGGCCGGGTCGTAGCCAAGGGCCGCCACGTCGGCGTCGACGCTGGTGTCGCTCGCACCGCCAATCTTGCCCACGAAGGCAAAGCTTCCGGTGACGATCTGCTTGCTTTCGAAAGCCAGTTCCATGCTGTCAACGGTCTGGCCGAGGAAGGTGTGGAAGAAATCGCCCCCTGCGGAAGTGACCAAGCGGCGCTCGAGGGTGAAGCTGCTGCGGGTCGTGCCGTTGCGCAGGTGGGTGCCGGAAAAATCCACGTCAAGCCCGGGGCCATCCTCGGCTGTGGTGAAGCTGCCCGGTGCGAAGATCAAAGAGCCACCACCCCCTTTGCCGACCACCAGCTTCAGGCCGTTGTTGGCAGGGGTATCAAATCCCGCAAGCTTCACGGTCGCGCCGATGGGGATGTCGTCAAAAGAGTGGTCGGTGCCATAAAGCGCCTGCTCTGCCACCACCAGAGAAGAAACCCCGTAGGTGGTCGCGATCACCACCGGGTCGGCGAAAAGCGCGGCAATCAGGAACGGCGTGAAGCTGCCGTAACTCAATTCGAATTCAAACCCGCCCGCAGCTTGCACGCCCACTTCCACCAAGTCGGCCACCTGTCGGTCGGCCCGCACTTCCTGCGATTGGATCGTTTCCTTTTCGTGCATCAGGTCTTCGCCGGTAATGCGAAGGCCCTTCAGGCGCGGAGGTAAAGGGGTGGTTCCCCAAATGTTTTCTGCTAGGAATCCGATGCTTGCGTAGTTTGCGTCTGCCATGGTGGTGGTGGTGGTTGGTTGGCTTGTAAATTGCTCAGGTCGTTTTGTCCACGCGGAAAGCCACGTCTGCATTCAGCTGCGAAAATCCCTTGGTGGCGAAAGGCCCGACAATTCCGGCGTTTTCGAATTCCACCAGCAGGCCCGTGGCCGGGGTCAGGCGCTTTTCGTCAACGATGGAAGCGAAAAGGTCGGCGGCCTTGTAGGCGGTGGAAGTGCCGCCTTCCTCTGGCGCGAAAATCTGCAAGGTGAGGATCCCCACTTGGCGCTTGCGGGCACCTCCAAGGGCCACGCTGTCGCGGCCGCCGAGTTGCATCGAAAGCCGGGCCCAGTGGCCGCTTTCCGGCTGCTTGAATTTCTGGTTGGGGTAGGCCACCGGAATGGTGGCGGCAAGCGCACCCACCCACCCGGCTTTGAAAAGCTCAGTGACAGCGGCGCGGGTGGTTTCCGTGTTCATGGCCGTTTTCTAAAGTTCCCCGATCACGCTGTCAATTTCGGCGGCGATCTCGGCCACGGTAATGCGCACCATGCCGTTGGGTGCCTGCCCGCTGTGCCCGTTTTCCAGCGCCTCCATGTAGGCCAGCACGCTGGTGATGAAAATGCTGGTGGTGCCATCGATGCCCGAAACTCCCGGCTCGGCCGGGGCGGGGTAATTCCCGGGCAGCAGCGGCGGCCCCGCGTAGGGCTCGGAAACGGAAATCTGCCAGCTGGCCCGTGCCCGGCCGGTGTCCACCGGGGTGCGTTTGGTCAGCTTCCCCCATGCGTCAAGGGTCAGCTTGCGGGCCACCACTTCCACGGCAATGTCGAGTTGCTCGGCCACGTCATCCACCCACACGTCAAGGCCCCTGATTCCGGTGCTGGCCATGGCTTCAGGGGGCGGCGGCGCGGTGTTGTTCGCAGCCGAAAATCCACACGGTGCCGGTGGGGTCGGTTTCGGTGGTCTTGATCGAATAAACCAGCCCGGCCAGCTCGATTTCGCCGTCTTGCTGGCCCCGGATCGGCTGCCCGTCTTTCACCAGAAATTCACCAAGGAAAAGGAAGCTGCGCAGGCGGATTTCCGGCCCGTCGGCTTGCTCTTCGACGTCGTCGTATTCCACGGCGTCAAGTTCCTGCTCAAAGCCCCACGTGGTCGGCGTGGTGTCGGTCGCCGGGTCGTAGGGGCCCAGCGCGGGAAGCAGGCGCAGCTTGGGGCGCACCAAGGCGTCGCCAGCGGCGGCAAATCCCTTGCGTGCGGCGGCGCGTGCTGTTGCTCGGATGCTGGCCATGGTCGTGGGTTATCCGCGCACGGTGCGCACAATGCGGTCGCCGCCCTGCTGGTAGACGCCGAAGTCCCGAAGCAGTTGCACCACGTAGGGCATGACGACGGTTTTCTGGCCGTTGTCGGCGGCCGCGTTCGGATCTTGCTCTTGGTATTCCAGCTTCAGCGCACCCTTGCCGAGGTCGATTGCCTTCAGCTGGTCAGCTCCCCCGGTGTTGGTCGGGCGCGTCTGGAATCCACCGGCTGCCAGCAGCTCCCGGGCGATCTCGGCTTGCGCCTGCTTCAGCTGTGTGGGGATGGCGTCGCTGGCAAGGGTCGTGCCGTCAACCACCACGCGGCGGCGCGGCCACGTCATCGGCTGGCCGGGGTTGGTGCGGCACCCCTTCCAGCTGAATTGACTTTCCAGCACCCGGGCGGCCTGCGCCAAGGCCTTGGTTTTCGCCGGTTCCTCTTCGTCATCCCACGCGCTGGATTCGATCACCCCTTCGTGGTAGGCGTCGGCTTCGGCGAGGGTGGCGTAGGTGTTCGCGGCGGGGTTGTCGCCGGATCCGGTTTCGGGTGTCAGGGTCAGGGCCATGGCTTCAGTTGGTCCGCGTGCGGAAAAATTGCGCGGGGGAATTCCCGGGCAAAACAATGGTGGCAACTTCCTTCCAAGAGTCGGGTGCCAGCGTGCTGGAAGTGTCCAAGGAAATGGTGATTTTCACCCGCAGGCCTTGCGGGGCCTCGGGCACCGCAGCAATCACCAAGGGGTCGCTGTGGCCGCTTTCCCGGCCATTCCACGCGGTCACGGTCAAGGTGCTTGGAACGTCGGCGGGGAGGTCGACCGCTGCTTGGGTAAGCGTTCCCGCCACGGTGGCAATCAGCACCTTGCCGGTGTCGGTTTCCCGGTAAACGCGGAATTCCGAAATTTCCACTTCGGGCGGGTTTCCGCGATCCCACTCAATCCCGACGGGCGCGGCGGCGGGCGGTGGTGCGGGCTCGGCCCCGGTCAGGGCGTGCACGGTCAGCAAAAGGCAAATGGCAATGGTTTTCATGGCTTCAGGCGTTGAAGGCTTCGAAGGCTTCGATTGGCGAGGCCCCGGCGTCACGCTGCGCAAGCAGCCATTCGTCGGTCGCCTCGGGGATGGGAAGGCCTCGCATCTGGTAGGCCTTTTCGAATCGGTCGCGGAATTCCTGCGGCTCGAGGAGTGCCGGGGCTTCGGCCTCGGGCGCTTCGGTGGTGGGGTCGATGTCGTCAATCATGGCTCGGGTTCAGGCTCGGGGATGGTCGGGTTGTTGGCGCGGCGTTCCTTCATGTCTTGCGAAAGTTGCCACGCCCGAAAACGGCGGCTGCCGCCACGCGCAAAGGCGGGGGCGGCAGCTTTCGAAGGCGGGGTGCTTTTGCGGGTGGGCTTCACTTGGTTTTCGCCTGCTTGGTGGCGGGTGGGGCGTTCGTGGGCGCTGGTGCCTCTTC